GGTATTTCAAGCTCATTCAATATTTCATGTATCAATTGCCACGTTGTAACCCGCAAAGACGGATTGTACTTTCTTGTCACAAGAAGCCGTTTGTTTCTGTTACTTAGTAATTTTTCTATAATCAAGAATTGAGCGACAGTATAAGACTTCCCACTTCCTGCTCCACCATAGACGACGACTTCTTTCTGCTTATTGCAATTTTGAAGAAACGAATATATTTTTCGAATAACCTTAACCTTCGCTTCCATCTTTTCCTCTCTCATCGACATATTCTACAACTATTTTAAATCCATCTTTATCAGCCGACAAATCCACCTTATCTTTTCTGCCCCAATCCTCGAAGTATTTTCTTTCAAGCCACCATGCCGCTGCTTGCCAGTTTCCATCCTGCGCTGCACGCTGAATAAGAGCGACGTTTCTTGCAATAGCGTCCTTCTCTGCTTTTTTGATAGTGTCCCACAATTCCCTTTTCAAGCCACTTTTAGCTTTTTCGCCTTCACTAAGCCATCTATACCATGTCGTTTTTTCCACACCCAGAATTGGGTACACATCCTTGTCGTAGTTTCCTGCTGCAACAAGTTCATAAGCTTTTTCAATTAATTCTTTATTTAATTTTGATTTTCGAGCCATCTGCATCACCTCATTTCTTCTCTTCAAAAACAAGAAAAAAGACGCTTACCTTTTTTTTGTAAGGTTTATCACGTCTTTGTATTATAGTTTGCTTTATGCAATTGCATATTCACTTTACATTATACCATATTATACCACACTTGTCAAAAAAAAGCAAGCCCCCGAAAAAATAGGGGGCTAAAAAACTATTCATACTTCTTCAACCAACAAACACAATTTTATCAATTGTTCAAAAGATGTTTTGCAACAATACAATCACTATGTTCTAATTCTATATGCAATTTATCCAACTTATGCAATTGTATATTTTGTATCTTAATGTACATTATTTATTCAATTTCCTCATTTCATATACAATTATATCACATTTTTTGCAAATGCAAGTAATGTATAAAAAAAAGAAGAGACTTTTACATCTCTTCTCTTTTATAGTTGTTTATTTTAGTTCTTTTCTTGAGCCCATATAGAATAACACACTGTTATTCTTTGCTCTTGTGTTTTAAACTCTTTATTGATATTTGGATCTCGTAAACATCTTGAAATAAATTCTTTTTTGCTCTCCGTTGGTCTCGGCTTTGGTAAAGGCATACTTTCACCTCCCAGTTATTCACTCATTGATGCTATTATCGCAGTTTTCAATTCTTCAATATAATTATATGCCATTTGCAACTCTGTTATCTCTTTTTTCAATTCATAATCGAGTTCTTTTGAATAAAAATAAGTTCTCATTAATTCTAATTCTTTGAATTTATATTTGAGTTTATCGTTTAACGTTTGTAAGATTAAATCTAATATCTTTATCTCCTCTTTCATTTTAAAACCTCCCCATTTTTATTTTATAAACTACGCTTATGTTCAATTATATTGTACAATATTTTTTATAATTTGTCAAGTATTTTAGATAAATATTTATTAAATTGTTTGTAAATAGTCTGTTAATTCTGCTCTTAGTTGTGATAATAATTCCTCTTGTCTAATATTTTTACCGTTTAAAACATCTAAAACCCTATTATCTATTGTATTTTCAGCAATTATTCTATATATTCTAACTGTATTTTTTTGCCCTTGTCGATATAATCTTGCATTTGCTTGTTGATATAATTCCAAACTCCAATTCAGACCGAACCAAATAGCAATACTTCCTCCATCTTGCAAATTCAATCCATGCCCCGTACTTGCTGGATGAGCGACAAGAATCTTGATCTTTCCTGCATTCCAATCTTCTACATCCTTTTCATTTTTCAAAACTCTAGCTTCTGAAAACTTCGCCAAAATGCGGTCTTTGTCATGTTGATAATTGTAATACACTATCACATTTTCTCCAGCTGCTTGCTCAATAAGTTCTTCAAGCGCTTCAAGCTTCCTGCTATGAATGATTTTGTAATTCTTTTGATCTCCTATATAAACAGCCCCGTTGGCCAATTGCAAAAGCTTATTTACCACTATCCCTGCACTTGTAGCTGTAATAACTTCCTCATCAATTGCCAATACAGCTTCTTTTTCCATTTCTTTGTATGCCTTCATTTCCTTACTATTCAAATGCACCTTTACGTCTATGACTTGAGGCTTTTTCAGTTTCAAATAATCTTTAGCTTTCATTGACAAACAAATGTCTGATATTTTTTTATCTATAATCTTATCAGCTCCTGGCATAAGCTTGTAATCTATGAAAGACCATCGATTTATTTCATAAAAATATTTTCTGCGATATCTTGTGATATATTTTTCAAGCCGTTCTCCCATATCAAGAAGATACATTTCAGACCAAAGATCCATATATCCATTTGGGATAGGAGTACCTGTGAGCCCTATAACTCTTTTCACAAGAGGCCTAACCAATTTCAATTTTTTAAATCTTTTACTTTGATGATTTTTGAATGATGAAAGTTCATCTAAAACTAGAGTATCAAAAAACCAAGTATCTTTCAGATAATCAACTAGCCAAGCCACATTGTCCCTAGTGACAACATATATGTCAGCTTGAGTTTTCAAAGCTTTTTCTCTCTTTTTGGAAGATCCAAGAATATATGAAAATGTCAGATCTTGAAGATGATCCCACTTTTGAGGTTCTTGACGCCAAACATTCTCAGCTACTATTTTTGGTGCTACTACAAGCACTTTGTTGATTTCTCCTCTTTTTTTCAATATATCTAATGCCGTTAACGTTATAACTGTTTTTCCTAATCCCATATCTAAAAAAAGCCCTGCTTGTTCATGTTTCAAAAGAAAATCTATTGCATATTGCTGATATTTGTGTGGTACAAATTTAGCCATTTTCTCCTCCTCCTATTTTTTGTATAAACTCTTCCACCTCTTCCAAAGATGAAATCACATACACATGAAAGCCTAACTGTTCAAATTGCTCATGAACAGCTCTTTGCAGAGGTCGTAGTTTTTCTCCAGGTTTTTTTAATTCCACAAAAAAGCATTGACTATTAAGAAGTATTATTCTATCGGGTACTCCTGAACTACCTGGAGATATGAATTTGAAAGCTTTTCCTCCTAGAGCTTCTACTTTTTCTTTTAATCTTTGCTCTATTTGTTTTTCAAGCATAGTCTATTTTAACATCTCCTTTTTTTGTATTATTTTATGTATTATTGCTAAAAAATGTATCCGCATAAATAGCGCCTTTCAGAACTTTTTGTATTAAATAATACAAATTCAAAACTCTGTAAGTACCATCAATACTGAAATAATACAAAAAAATGTATTATTTTTATTTGACATAGAGAGACTATATATTTTTCTTTTTTTTTCTCTAAAACTAAAAAAAACCATAAGAATATATATAGTATATATAAAATATGTATTATTTGTATTATTATATATATTATACCCTTCAAATACAGAAATAATGCATATTACAGAATAATACATATTTTGTATTATCAAGTATTATTGAGTATTATCCAGTATTATTAGAATTCAAATTTCCCCTCTTGTGGTACAATATTTCTTCCTTCTGTCTTTTCAATAAATTTCCGTATTCCTTCGACTTCAACTGAGTTATATTCTGCTTTCTGCAAATCGATTACTATGCACCTTGCGCTTTTCTTTTTTCCATTTTCATCTATATAAACCATAATTCTTTCGCCTTCGCAATACTCAGTCTTTTCTAATTGTTTTTTAAAATCTTGCTTTTCCATAATTGAATTGATAGGATAACCATGGTTTTTCAAAAATTTATATGTTTCTGTGTAAACAGCATCTAATCGCATACCTATTTTATCCCGAGTTTTGTAAGGTATGATAAGCAAAGGTAAATTATCATCTACTTCGATCTTTCCTAAAGCTTGACTTATGAATTCTAAAGTAGTATCAATCATTGTTTTTGTTTTCATAAGCCCGTCTAAATTTTCTTTTATTATGTTTTCATACAGCTTTTCTTGTATTTCATCTAAGTTCTGACCTGTTTCTTTTTCAAAATCTAATCCATTTTCTTTGAATATTCTTTTTAACATGTATATGCCCAACATCACGCATTTAATGATATTAAGAATCCGCGGGACTATACCACTTTCAATTAGATTTTCATCTATTTTTGTTAATAATTCTCCAAGTTCTTCTTTACTTATTTTTAAAGCTTGATTTAATAAACTTCTACCTAATTTAGATAATAAGTTGCTATGAATTAATTTATTAAAATTCTCAAAACGCGGGTAACTTTCCATTTTTGAAAAAGTCAATATTAAGCTTCTTTCAATTACAGCTGTTTCCCTAGTAGAAAGTTCCCCTATAAGTATAATTGGTGCTGAAAGTGTGAGTTCTTGTAAAGTTAGATCTTTTTGACCTCTAATTGCATTTTGACCATCATAAGAATTCCTAAGAAGTTTTGATATTAAATTAACTTGATAAGTAGTCATTTTTAATGGTTTATATTCATCAATAATAAACGGTAGTGTATTACTACTGCTTAACATCTTTTCTGCAGCATATGCTGTCACTCCTGAAGCATCTGTTCTTGTTGAATTATAACTAAGCATAGTCATTATTATGCGCTCTACAGTTTCACTTTTTCCAGCTCCAGCTTCACCAGCAATGAGTAGATGTGGAAGTTTGATATTGAATTCTTGTCTCAATCTCTCTTTTAAGAATAAACAACCCATATACCCCATTATACTAGCAGAAATTTCTATACTATTGTAAGAAAACAGTAAAGATGCTATTGTTTGAAGCTCTCTTCTATTTATAGGTTCTAAATTTAAAATATTTGAATGTATTCCATCTAGCTTAATTTGTACAATATCTTTTTTTATAAAATTATTTGGCATTAAAGCTCCGTTTCTATCTACAAATGCCCATTGCCCCTCAATTTTATATAAGCCATTTGCTAATACCCCTCTTATCTTCTCAGGTATTCGATTATATATATCAGTTTTTATAAACTGAAGATCTTTTTGTGTCCCTGTAAATCGTATAGCAAGTGAGTTTGTAGCAGTATTAAATTTATCAATTTTATCAAAAGCATTTGGTGGATAAGTTCTTTTAATGATTTCACCATTTTGTGTTTTTAATTCTGCTTCTAAAACATCCAAATTATGATCTTCTTCACATTCAATTAATCTGATAGGTTTTATGATGAAATTACTAATTGGAACTTTTATTATCTTTCCATTCTGTTTAATTTCTTTATAATACACATTTTCTTCTTCGACTATTATTTGATTGTTTTCTTTCCTTTTTCTTAAAACTGCTTTATATACACTTTCGGCAGTTCTAAGAGCTCCAGGTTCTGGTTCTGCAAATATTTCATTGTTTATATATTTTGCTTTTTCTTTAATTGTTTCTAAATCTTCTATATGTTCATGCATTGCCCAACAATATAAGAATTTATTTAAAGCATTATTTCGTCCATCTCCTTCCCTCATCCCCCGCATGGTTTCTATTGCTTTATCATAATCAAATTCTTCTATCTCAATTTTTTCTATATTTTCTAAACTGATTTCTCCATAACGTATAAAATTGTATAATTTTTGAGGTATACTTTGAATAGGATTATTGTTAAGAGGTTCATATTTAACAAGTTTTCCTCTTTTATTCTGTATGATGGATAAGGGAGCTACCACATACCCACCTTCCGTTCTTATATCACAATCTTCAAATATTTTTGCTTTATTAGTTAGTCCAGGCTGATATTTGAAGTATATGTGATAACCTCCATTTGCTGTTTTTATCCATAAAGTTTTCTCTATTTCTTCTTTTTCCACTTCAGCTGCTTGACATAATCTATTCAACATTTCTAAATCGCCATCTATATCAAGTACCATAATACCTGATTTTTCTCCACAAACAAGGCCATATCCTTCTTTTGTGAGATTTTCAGCATCATAAATTAAGTTTTCTTTTTCAGACCATTTAACTTTTGGTTTTTTTGCTTTGTCCCCTCTGGTATAAATTTCAAAAACAGGAAATAAATTATATTTAGTTAAAAAGTCTTTCATTTTATTCCTCCTCATTTAGCCTTTTCCTCCTAGTTTTTTAAATTCTTGATGTTGTATCCATATCTATAATTCTTTTTCTATCAGTTCTCTTTTTTCATATTTACACCTCCTTGTTTTTCTTATTATGCAAAAAATATTTTTTCTTTAGCCTCTTTATCTAGGTTCAATATTTTGCATAATCTTTCTATTTCACTGATTCTGAATTTAGTTCTATTATTCATTTTGTTATATAGTGTCATTCTTGATATATGCATTTTTTCTGCTACTTCCTTTTTCGTCATATCAGCTCTAATTATAGCAAGTTCAAGTTCCAATTTATTTACCATAGTTACACCTCCTTAAAAAATATTTGGTCTCTCTGCTCAGTAGATAGATCTAGAATTTCAGAGAGTTTTTGTATTTCATCTAATGTAAACTCTGTCTTCTGATTGATCTTGTTCCACAACGTTCCATAGCTTATTCCTAGGATTTCTGCAAGTTTTGTATAATTTAGCCCTTTTCTTTTCATAGCTACCCTTAATTCAATCTTGTCCATATTTTCTTACCTCCTTTGTTTTATAGTTGTTTTTTGTATTATACCATATATAGATTATTTTATACAGTTTTAATGTATAATTCAAACATATGGTATAATATAGATAGCAATAAAAACTCCTCCTTAGAATAGAGAGTGACACGAATTTCACCTCCTTAAGCCACCCCCTCCTGGTGGCTTTTTCCTTTTATTTAAAGAAAGAGGAGGCTTTCACCTCCTCCATTTTTTATTTTAAAAAGTCTTCAAGAAGTGTATCAAGCTCTTCTTCTGTAAAGAACTCGAATTCAGCTTCTGCTGTACTTCTACCTCCAAGCGGTTCTCCATCAGCTTCTTTCTGTACATTCCCAAGTCCTGCAGCTATGCCTCTATTTCCAGCTGCGTTGTATGGATAGAAGTTTATTGTTACATTGACATAACAACCTGGATAAACCTCTTCTTCTGTCAATCTTACAGCTTTCCCTGTATTTCTGTCAAGCACCTTTCCAACAACCATGGGAGCATATTTTGATGAAGCATTAATGAAGTATGAGTGTTGAAAAGCTGGGTCATCAGCACGTTCTTTGTCTCCATCTCGCAGCGGGGTTTTAAGGTTTTCAGGGATTTTAGCACCCTTCCATATACCCCTTGCTAGTCCTTCTTTCTTTGCGTTTTCAATAGCTTGATATATAATTTCTAAACTATGAAGGTCATCTTTTGGAACAATAAGACATGCGGAATATTTTGGTTCCTGTCCTTCAAAACCTTTTGGAACGAATAAAGCTGGATAACTTAATCTCACATTAGTTAATAATACCTTTGTTTCACTTAATAATTTACTCACTTTACATCTCCTCCTTAAATTCAAATTCAGTTTCTACTATTTCTTGCCTTTTGTCACTCACTTTTGCTAAGGTAGGTTTCCCTTCAGGTTTTGTAACGTATTCTTGACTAATTTCAGCAAATTTTTTCTTTCCTAATAATTTCTCTAATGTTGTAATATTCTTGAGTTCATATATTTCTTGCGCACTATATCCTAGTTCTATCAAAACTTTAGCTAAAGCATCTGGATCTACTATAATCCTGTTTGATCGTCCTTCTACAACTTTGAAACCTGGAATATCAGTCCCTTTCAAAGCTAAATCAAGTGCATATTTTTCTATATCAGACAACCATGTTTTGATCTCTTTTGATTTCTCTAATATTTCTGCAAGTTCTTCAGGTTTCAACTCCTCCTTTTCTTTGTATTTTTCATAGCTTTCTAATAAATATTCACTTCTTGTCTTGCATCTATCTCTTACTTTACAGAATACACACCATTCCCCTGCTTTTGTCTCACCTTTTCCTTCAAATGCTAATTGAGCTTTTGGTTTCACAACCTCTTCTCCCCATTTTCTGAGTTTTTCAGCTTTCATTGTGTACGATTCAATATCATGCAATCTGATCTGAGCTACAGACATTGTGACTTCTTCAATGTCGTATATGTAGTCGAAAGCTTCAAGTGCTCCAAGCCCGTACAACATCAATTGTGGATTGTCTGTTGGTGAGATTTCTACACCTTTCCCAAACTTGAGATCTACTACTTCAATTTTTTGGTCATATACTATGACACAATCAGCAGTTCCAAAGCCTTCTGGAACATATAGGGAGAGATCGAGAGGATATTCAACATATATTTTTCCGGTTTTTGATAAGCAATAATCTGTGTATATTTTGATTTCATCAAGCATACCTTCGTAAAAAGATTTGTGTTCTTTAAGTTCATTCAAGATTTTTTCATATTCTTCATCGGAGATAGCTTTTGTTGCATATTTCAAAATAGTTTCAGCTATTTCATGGGCCAATACACCTTCCTCTGCATACCCACTAGGGGTATCAGGTATACCTGCTTCTAGTACAGGCGATAATGTACAATTCAGCCATCTATGAGCACTTGAAGCGCTTAAAAATGCATGTTCATTATTCATTTATAACGCCTCCAATTCTTGTATAATGTCTGCAAAGTATTTTTCATCTAACTGACTAATGTTTGCAGCACCATAGCTCATTAGAAGTTTTTTTAGTTTTTGACTGTTTTC